TCATGGTTTACGCCATTGGTCCTCGGCACATCACACCCTTGGTGGCTGCGCCAGCGCCGCGCATCTTGATGCCGCTAGTTTTGGTTGGCTCATTGCCAGCAGAACGGCTGATGTTGCCAACAGACATGTCAACTGAATTAGCTTTGCTGCGGTTAGGACCAGAGCCAGGATTGGTTTCGGCTGCGACAGCTTTACCAGTCATGGTATGTGGCTGGGCATAGACCTGAGCAGCGCCCACTTCTTTGCCTTTTTGTTTTTGACTAAATTTGGCCATGATGACCTCCTTATTTGTATGTGAAGGAAGACTTCTTCTGATTTGCAACCTTGGCCAAACCACGACCCAATTGCTTCATTTGAGCATTGGTCTTGCCACCCTTGGCGAGCTTGGTTGGCTTCTTGCCTGGATGCATGTTTTTCTCATGCTTGCCCACAGCGGCCTTAATCATTTTCTTGTCTTGTGCTAAATCCATTTTGTCCATCTTAGACTCCTTTAACTTACCGTTACTGTACCAACAAATGTCGTTGCCACCAAGTAGTTTGGCGTCAGAACGGCATCAAATTGACTTGCCCCACCAACCGGGTTCCATCCCCACTGAATGTCTCGAGAACCGCCAGTAGGATTGCCGCCGTTTGTGTTGTTCGTGAGCTGCAAACCATTCAAGCCAGCCGACACATACGTGGTATCTGGACGAGGCTGATACACAGCTTGCGGGTCCACCACGGGATACATGCCCAACTGCAACTGCGGCTGATCAGGATCCCAGCAATCTGGGCACACCTTGATCTCGTAGTTCTTGGTCTTAATGACCTCGCGCTTGAGCTGCTTGAGCTTATATTGTTGGCCGCACCGATCACACTCGGCAATCGAGTATTTACCGGATGCATAAGGCGTTGCCATTAAACACCGCCTCCGCCTATGAATGCGACACGTGGCACCAAACGCAACGTAGCTTTCTCATGATCTTCTGCTGCCGCCAGCTTGTACTGCTCGTCATAGACTTGCTTGAGCATGTCAATGCGGTTAGCCAACTCTGGCACTTTCATGGCAATGTAGTAAGCCAATCCTGCTGCCACAGCGGGCAAAAAGCGGAAGTTCATGTCGCCAGTTTCCAAACCTTTGCCGGCATCTTGAATGCGGCGCATGCGGTAGTAAACGAACTGGTAGGTTTGCGAGCCATCTGGTGTTGGCCACACGGTGATCGCGGGAAGCTGAGGAACGTACACAGAAGCGCCCACAGCGTGCGAGGCAGCCGTAGTGTTGGCTTGGCCGCGGAACACGCCACCAAGGGTGTTTCCTTCGATGTACGTGTAGTAGATGATCTCGTCATCCAACTTGATGAAGCCAGAACCAGCCAAGCCAACTACGTTGCTCAACACAATAGAGTCGTCCGTAGTGTTAATAGCGGTCGACAAGAATTCGGATGTAGGGTTGGTTTCGCCAGACAAACGCTGAATCCACACTTGGATTGGGCGCGCTTGGGTTAACTTGTTAGGTATGGTCGCATAGGTAGAAACACTAATGCGTGTAATGCTCAGGTCAGACTGGGTCGACGCATTGTTAGGTTGCGTGCGAATGACGTGGTCCAACAAATCGATTGTGTCTGTTGGCAGAGCATAGGTGTTCAAGCCTTGCGTCAGCGTAATGGTGCCAGTCTCGATGGTCCACATGTTTAGGCCACGGTTTGCCCATTCAATGGTCATCAGGTTCAGTGAGCGGCGAGCTGTGCGCAAGTCGTAGCCAGAACGCATCTCACGTCCGGCACGCTCCCACGCTTCCTCAGCGAGCTCGGTGAACTCCATGTTGAAAAGTGTTGTACCGGTAGTAGACATTTAGCAGTTCCATGCCCGAAGGCTTTTGTTGATGCGGCTGTTTGGATCTTTGGCTGTCTTCTCAGAAGTCAGCTTTTTCTTCATGCCCTCCATGCGGGCACAGAATGAATCCTTACGTGCGCCACCTTCTGGCTGTGGCGGCTTTAGGTTCATCCCCTGCTTTTTAGCGGACGCACGGCCTTTGGCATTCAACCCGCCCTTGGGGTTCTTGCCTTCCTTGCGTTGCCAAGCTGGGGATGTCGCCATTACTTCACCTTTGCAGTTTTAGCTGCATCAATAAATGCCTGGGCCGTAGGAGCACCTTTGGCGCCTGGCTTGCGCATCTTTTCGCCACGCTTCCGTTTGGCGTTAATGTTGGCATACAGACCCACCTTGCCGCCTTCAGCGTACTGGGTAAAGTCTGTGTCGTCGCGGCGTGCTTTACGCTTGGCGCCTGGCATCTTTGAGGGGGCGGTATCCCCCTTTCCGCGACTGGCCATCATCGTGTTTTACCGCCGCCGCACATGGTCACCATGGTGCCACGAGTCTTGCCTTTGGTAGCAATACCATCGGCGCGCTTAGAGGCAGAACCGATAATGCCGCCTTTGGCTTTGGGAGTTGTACGAGCGGCTTCATAAGCCTTTTCCAACTTGGCTTGTTCAGCAGCATCACGAGCAGCTTGAACGGCTGCCTCGCGTGCGCGCTGTTCTGCAGCAGAGATTTGTTCAGCCATGATGAGCTCCTTACTTGCGTGGCTTGCCGTTAGGAGACAGGTTTGCACCCATCTTCACTTGCTTGCCCTTGGTTTTGCCTTTGGCGGCGATGCCGTCGCGGCTAGGAGCAGCAGTTTTAACGCTGCCCATTTTGGTTGCTGTAGTACCAGCTTTTGGTTTGAGTGCTGTAGCCATGATGTCACCACCTTTAGAGAATTTGCGGCCCTTGTCCGCAGTTGAAAAATCTTTGCCCACTGATTGCGGGACGCCTGCTTTCTTTGCAAATGCTGGGTTGTGAGCCACAGCATTCATAAAGTTGTGTTGTTTCTTGCTAACTGATGGCACTACGCTGCTCCTTGATCAAGCTGTCGATCTTGTCGTTCAACTTGTCGAATCTTGCATCGATGTGTGCAACCACTTTGTCCATCTCTGCCTGCGTCACACTCTCCCGCGCAATCTCTTCCCGTGTTCTGTTTAACAGAATCTGGATTCTTTGCGTCTCGTCCCAAATCGTCTTCGCTAGCCAGACCAACAGGCCAGTGAAGAGAGACAAGATTGTGTTCCATAACATCATTTCCATGATTTAAGCCACCTGTTGAACAGTAACTGCTACAGAAGGTGTTGTTGGGCGTGTAGGGCCAGTTCCAGCCGCTGCTGCCCACATTTGAACACTCGTATCAGAACTGCACCAGTAGAACTCCCAGTAGTCACCAGCGTTTGCGTTAACCATGTAGTCCCATGATGCAACTGTTTTGCCGCCACTTTGTGGGACATTAAAAGCACCAGTGCTGCTCTCAACATCAACGCCATTTTTCTGAAGCCAAACATCAATAGTTGAAAAGCCTGTGCCGCCGGATCGCAAAAATTGCGAAGAGAACAAAATGTTATAAGTTCCCGGCATTGCAAAAGTGATGCGTGAGTTACTTACAACAGAGATACCGCTAGCAATATCAGTTGTGTTCAACGTCATAACATTGGCGGTTGTTGCTCCGCCATTGTTTTGTGTAGTTGTGTCGTAAAACGAACCGTAGTTTGCCGCCAAAATTCCAGCAACTGGGTTGTTAATGAGGACCGCCATGATTAGCCTTTCATGTACACGGACACCGTAGCGCCTGTGCCTGAGATAGCCGACAAGTTGGCGCGGTAGTACTCCCAAGTATTTGCCGCAGCAAAACCATCAGAAGTTACAGAAGTACCAAGCGTCAAAGTGATTGTGCCAAGCGTAATGTAGTTGACTCCATCATTACTGACCTGAATCAAAACTGTAGCCGCACCAGTTGATGTTGATGTGTAGCCTGTGGCTTGAAAGCTATGCTGCACGTACGTGGCAACAGCCGACGTATCGCGGGGGTGCCACGCAGTACCAGCACCAGTGGTGGTGGCTGCGTTAAGTAGGATTTGTGCCATCTGTTTGCTCCGGTTCTGGCGCGTCTAAACGACTCACCAACATCTTGTACGCATTGATCGTGGCCCGAGCTTGAAGCAGAAAAGTATTTGCCTTCTCTGCTTCTCGCTCTAGGTCAA